GCGTCCGTCACGTAGGCATGGACGAGTCGGTCGCCCGGACCAAGTCCAAGCATCTCAAGTTCTTCAACAAGCGCGCTCAGGTCTACTGGCAATTCATGGAGGCGCTGGATCCTGACCAAGACGGTGGCTCCCCGATCGCTCTGCCCGATGACCCGATGCTGAAAGCGGACCTGACCATTTTAACGTGGGAACTTACGGCGAATGGCATCAAGGTGATGTCGAAAAAGGAAGTCGTCAAATTGCTCGGTAGATCGCCAGACCGCGGGGATGCTGTGGTACAGGCATGGAGCTCCGGCGCCAGAGCTGTGACACATCTGCATGAGTGGCGAAAAGACCAGCTTGCGGGTACGATGCTCGGCAACGTCAATCGACGGCCATCTGTAAATCTGGGACCAAGGAGAAGGAACCGATGAGGATAACGACATGGGTGGATTGAAGAACACAGCGAAGCGGATTGCCAGCGCCTCGGTGGGCAAGGGCTACATGACCAGCGACGAGCGCCGCAAGAAAAAAGCGGCCAAGATCAAAGCCAAGAAAGACAAAATGTTTCAAGATGCCGCGCTCCCGGACGAGGAAGAGATTAAGCTGGTCGAGCGACGTAAGGCAGCCAGACGCACATCAGCTCGCGCACAAACCGTACTGACCGATCGAGATACCCTGGGATGAAACCAAGAGACCTCATAATGCGGGGGATGCAGCTCTACAATGACCGCAAGGCCATGACAACTCTCTGGCAAGAGATCTCCGAAAACTTCTATCCGCAGCGAGCGGACTTCACCCTCCGGCGCTACATTGGTGAAGAGTTCGCGGAGCACTTGTATTCGAGTTATCCAATCATCGTGCATCGTGAGCTCTCCACCTCTTTTGCTGCCATGCTCAGGCCGCGCGCGAAAGACTGGTTTTCGGTCTCCGTCGATGACGAGGACAGCTTGAGCCAGTCCGGTAAAGAGTGGCTCGAGTGGGCCACCAAGCGCCAGAAGCAGGCGATGTACGATCGCAAGGCGCAATTCATCCGGGCCACCACTGAGGGCGATGCGGATTTCGCAGCCTTCGGTCAGTGCTGCATCAGCCAAGAGGTCAACTGGAACACGCAGTCGCCTCACCTCCTGTACCGCTGCTGGCATCTACGCGATGTCGCGTGGGCCGAGGACGACACTGGCTCCATTGGCGAGATCTACGTGAAGTGGAAGCCGATGATTAAGCAGCTCGTCGAGATGTTTGGCGAGGACGCTTTGCACAGGAATGTTGCCCGGTGGGCCAAGGGTATCGAGAACCTGCAGAAAATTGACTGCATGAGGCTGGTGGTTTCGACCGACCTGTACCGCGGCCAGAACGGCGAGGGCGAGGGCTTCCCTTGGATGATCGTCTATCTGGACACGCTCAACAATCACATCATGTCGGAGCATCCGGCTACCGCTCGCGGTTTCACCCTTCCGCGGTGGCAGACCGTGTCGGGCTCCCAATATGCGTATAGTCCTGCCACTGTCGCAGGGCTTCCCGACGCGCGTTTGCTACAGGCCATGAGCCTGACACTGTTGGAAGCTGGCGAGATGAGCGTCCGTCCTCCGATGATTGCAACGCAGGACGCAGTCCGGTCGGACATCGCTTTGTTTGCTGGCGGCATTACCTGGGCCGACCATGAGTACGACGAGCGCAAGGGCGATGTGCTCCGGCCAATCAATCAGGATCGCCGTGGTCTGCCGATGGGATACGATTCCCGAGACTCGCAGATGGCGATGATCGCAGACGCTTTTTACATCAACAAGTTGACGCTGCCCCCTCCCGAGGGTGATATGACAGCGTTTGAAGTAGGTCAGCGCGTAGAGGAATACGTCAGGGCAGCCCTTCCACTATTCGAGCCGATGGAGCATGAATACAACGGTCAACTTTGCGAAGAAACCTTTGATCTGCTTCTGCGCGCTGGCTCTTTCGGGTCCGTGCAAGATATGCCCCAAGAGCTGCAGGGCCGCGAGGTCCACTTCAAATTCATTTCACCGCTGCACGATGCGATAGAACGCAAGAATGCCAGCGTATTCATGGAGACCAGCGAGCTACTGGCCCAAGCAATGCAGATCGATCCAAGCGCCGCTTACAACGTCGACCTCACTGGCACCCTCAGGGATGCTCTCGAGGGCGTCGGGTTGCCGGCCAAGAATCTTGTTCCTCTCGATCAGGTTGAAGCCCAGATCGCTGAGGCCGAAGAAATGGCGAAACAGCAGCAGGAAGCTGAACTGGCCGCAACAGCAGGAGGCGCGGCAAGGGATGTCGGCCAAGCTCAGGCATCGATTGCCCAAGCTAACGCTGCATGACAGAGATAAAATCCAGACCAGAGGAGTGTCTGCCGCACAAGGATCCGACCGAAAGGCCTGATTACACTGAGGCAGAGCTCCAAGCCATCCGGGCGCTGTATGACGGCAAGGCCTCGGACAGGCAGCAGAAGATGATTTTGCCGTACTTAATTCGAGCTGCCGGGACACACGATCAGAGCTACCGTCCCGACGACTCACACGCAACAGCGTTTTCAGAAGGCAAGCGATTCGTAGGAACCACTTTGGTATGGATGCTAAAGTCGGCACCAGCAAGGACTGATCCCGATAAAATAGCAGCGAGAGAATTAGACGATGGCAACAGTAGACCCGATAACAAACCCAATAACTGATCCCATTGAGCCTGACTGGTTCAAGGACATGGTCACGGACGACACGCCGCCCGAGCGCGTCGAATTCCTCAAGAGTTTCGACACCCAGGACGCACTGATCGAATCAGCCCAGACCGCGCAGAACGCCAACTGGCGAGATGCTTACGCTGGCGAGGACGACAAATTCAAGTCACAGCTCGAGCGATTCGACAAACCTGCCGACATGGGCAAGGCCTTCCGCGAAGCGCAGGGCAAGATCTCCAGCGGCAATCTCCGGGTCGTACCGGATGACAACGCCACGCCAGAGGATCTGGCTGCATTCAGGACGGCCAACGGTATCCCGGCCGAAGCTGATGGCTACCTCGAGAACCTGCCAGATGGCTTGGTCATGGGCGACGAGGACAAGGAAATCTTCTCTGACTTCGCTGGCGCCATGCACGAAATGAACGTCGATCCGAGCGTCATGCACAAAGCGATCGAATGGTACAACGGCTTTGCCGAGCGACAGCAGGACGGCATGGCCGAGCTGGACAATGCGCACCACACGGAAACCGAGGACGCTCTCCGGGCCGAGTGGGGCACTGACTATCGCGCCAACATCAACTTGGTCGGCTCACTGATCGAGTCCACGTTTGGCGAAGAGAACGCTCAAGCTATCCTGAACGCTCGGGACAGTGAAGGCCGCGCTCTGATGAACATTCCGGGGGTGCTCGAGGGACTTGCTGGTATTTCACGCAAGCTCAATCCGATCAATCAGCTCGCGCCATCCACCGGCAGAACACCAGATCAGACGCTCGACGACGAGATCGCAGGCATCGAGAAAGTGATGCGCGAGGATCGAAAGGCGTACAACATGGACGAACCAATGCAGGCTCGCTATCGTGAGCTGCTGCAGATTCGTATTGACCACGAAGCACGGAAATAGCAAAGGGAATTGACATGGCTTCTCCACTCCAACCGCCCGAACATATTGAAACGAACAATGACGATCAGCCCGGAGCCGAGATTCACACCGGCCCAGTACAACCCGGCGATCTGATTGACTTCACGGTTTAGTCGTGGGCTGTGTATTACAGCCCGGTGAGGACATTCCGGCAGCGGCCCTGAAACCCGGCGACACGACATCTGATTCCGTGCAGCCGGGTCAGGAGATCGACGTTTGTGTGACGGCGGCGCCTCCGGGCAACCTCACTATGACCAACATCTTCGAGAACAGTCAGTCCTTCGGGACCGACCAGTCGGAATGTGGTATTCGGATGTTGGCGAACGGAAATTATCAGTGGTCAGCCGAGGCCAGCTTTACCCCGTTCTGGAATGACCAGGACTTCGGTACTGAGTGGATTGACGATGGTGGCGCATCGGCCGAGCAGTTCGAGGCCCGAGTGGTGCCGCTGAATATCGGTAGCCTTAAAAGCCCAGTGTGGGTCGGTTGGTCCGGTTTCAACGAGTGGCAACCTTGTAACCAGACATTGCAGTTCAGCGATCAAAACGGAGATGCCGCACCATCAGCCGGTGGGTTCATTGTCGATGTCGAGGTCCGCGAGATCGCAGTTCCGGGGAATACAGACACCAGCCAAGCAGCAATGACCTGCACGAATGATCCGTAGGAGATCACCATGGGCAAGAAAAAGAAGGGACCAAAGGGCGCTGCATCGTATGCGGCGAGGCTCGAGGAAAAGGGCCTGAGCACCGTGATGGCTGACGCCAAGAAGTCGGTCAAGGCCAGAACCAAACGGACCTCGGGCAAAGTGAAATCAGCCGTAACAGAAGCAAGGAGCTACTGATGTCCAAGGGGATAAGGAAATTTTTTCAGCGAGGGATCGACGCGCGCAACCGGACCACTCGGCCCGGAGCCGTTCAGGACCTCGGCTCGTCAGCCGTGACCGGCATAGCGCCCGGTGATGCAGGCAGCAATCGATCTGTTTCCAAGAAGCGCCCAGGGCGCCGCAACGCTGACACTCCGCTCGGGCCTCGAGGTCGCGGCAGACTGTAATGGCTGAGTCCGCTCCAATGAAAACCTATGTCGGAAAACATCCGGCTGGTCGTCGGAAGCCACCCGCGAAAACGGTTTTCAAGAAGAAGAAAGCCACCACTGGCGGCACCAAGCATTCAGGCTCAATAAAGACATCCGGCCCCGGTGGCATGGGTGGAGGAGGAGCGTAATGGGCAAGCTATTCAAGTCAGCAGCCACGCTGAACATCTTGGATCCAGTGATGCACCACTGGGGTCAGGGCGCATTTGACTCGTCCCGCAAAGGAAGGCGCGGCAAATTCAAGAACCTTGCCGGTCAGGGCAAGAACATGACCAATCAGCAGAAGCAAGAATATCTGGCTCGAGAAGAGGCCAAGTCTGAGGTCACAACATCGCCCTTGTCATCTCGCTACTCCTGAGGTAGATTCGCAGTCACGACATTAGCTGGCTAACCCGCTCCGCGGCTCCAGCGCCCCCCGGCTCCTGACGCCGATCCTCGAGGCCCCGCAAGGTCAACCCCCGAGCCGCACATCAGGCTAACCCGACCAGTCGAATACACGGAATTATTCAACTTATCTGGGAGAGCCATAATGGCCGAAACAGCGTTTCAAGTTCAATACCGGCAGGAATTCATCGCCGCTTTTGAGCAGCACCAGTCGCTCCTACGGGAGAGCACGACCACGGAAGCTGTCATCAAAGGCAATCAGGCGACGTTTCTTGTAGCCGGTTCTGGCGGCGCGACCGCCAAGACACGCGGCGTGAATGGGTTAATTCCTGCTCGCGGCGACGATCTCCAGCAGCCTGTTGCTACGCTGGTCGAATGGCATGATCTGGTACGCAAGACGGATTTCAATATCTTCGCTTCGCAGGGCAACCAGCGCGCGATCATGCAAATGACCTGTATGGCAGTCATCAATCGCAAGATTGACCAAGACATCATTGGCGAGCTGGCCACTGGTACGATCAACACTGGCGCAGCCGTAGCTCCTACGCTGAACCTTTGCCTCGAGGCTAAGACTCGCCTCGGTCAGGCAGACGTTCCGTATGACGGCCGCATCACGATGCTGGTCACGCCTAACTTTGAAGGCGTCATGTTGACCCTGGCATCCTTCACATCTCGCGATTTCACGCAGAACGGCCCGATCGACAATGTGCCGGCCGCGTGGCGGGATCGTCAACAGGCATACAAATGGCTCGGAATGAACTTCATCGTTCATCCTGATCTCCCCGGCAATGCAACAATAGCCGGCGAGTGCTATGCGTATCACGCGAACGCGATTGGTCACGCTTACAACGCTGACAACATCGAAGCTCGCGCGGGGTATGACGAGGAGCAGGACTATTCGTGGTCTCGCTGCTCGATCTACATGGGCTCACAACTGCTGCAGAACAGCGGTGTCGTGGTCGTGAACGTAATCGACAACACACTGATAGTCTAAGGCTGAGGAGAATCTGAGATGGCATATTTGTCAGCAAGTTTGAACATCTGCATTCCTCGCATGGGCGAGGGCGAAGGCGGCGCGAATGCTGGAGAGGGCTCTGCTCTGTTCATGTATCGCTCGGACGACGCATTTGCAGCGGTCGAAGTGGCCGGCTACATCGATGACGGTGCCGACAAGGGCCTGCGAGTCGGTGACTGTGTGATTGTCGTAGATAACGGTGCTGCCGTTACGCTCGGCGTCGTCACGGTAGTCGACATTTCAAGCAACCCTGCAGGTGATGTAACACTCACCTAAATTGACTCAGGTCAACTTAGGGCGCGACAATGCGAGGGCGAGCTCATCCGGGCTCGCCCTTTCTTGTCACGGAGTCTGAAAAATGTCAGCAGCAGCAGAAGAAATTAAGACCGAGCAACCAGCGGAAGTGGACCCAGTCCAGACCGCCAAGCCTATCTTGGATTCACGCATGGGCCTCGAAGTCGAGAAATCGAATCGATGGCGCGTCGACGTTCCAATGGGCACCACTCCTGAGGACTGCCTCGACCAGAACTACTGGCAACACGTTGCCATGAAGCTCCGGCCGGGTGACGAGATCGTCTGTATGCCAGACAACATGGCATGGAAGCTCGTCCTGCACGTAGTTGGCGCCGGTCGCCTCTACGCTCATGTTGTCAAGGAAAGTCTGTTCGAGATGGCATCACTGGAGCAAGCCATCAAATTGCCCTCGATCTACGAGGTCAAATATACTGGTACGCATCACAAGTGGTCCGTGATCCGCGAGAGCAAACCTCTCAAGGACGGTTTTGAAACAGAAGGACTTGCTCGGCGTTATGCGGCTAATCACGAATCAGCCGTAAATCGATAGCCGATCAAGGAATGAACATTTGCGCAGGGATGCGCAGGCCTGGAGTACGAAATGACTGACAAGCTCTCTCTCTACAACGGCGCACTGACCATCCTTGGTGAGCGGAAACTGGCGAATCTGACCGAGAATCGCGAGCCCCGCTACAAGCTGGACGACATCTGGGACAACAGTTTTGTTGATCGTGTCCTGCAGATGGGCCAGTGGCAGTTCGCTCAACGCACCGTGCAGCTCCCCTCGAATCCATCGGTGACGCCATCCTTCGGCTACATCTATGGCTTTGACAGTCCGGTGGACTGGCTCAGGACGATGGCCGTCTGTTACGACGAGTATTTCCAGATCCCGATAACCCGCTACTCCCGCGAGGGTCAGTGGTGGTTCTCGGACGCAGACCCGATCTACGTGAAATACGTGTCCAATGACGTCCAGTTCGGCTCTGACTTTTCACTGTGGCCGCCCAACTTCACGGAGATGGCCGAGCACTACATGGCCATGAAAGTGGCGCCACGCCTGACCGGCCTCGACTACGATTCCAACGAGCTCGCTCGCTGGTACAAGATGTGGCTCGGTGAAGCGAAAGCGACAGACGCCATGGAGGAGCCGGCGAAATTTCCTCCCAAGGGTGGATGGGCTCGAAGCCGTCAGGGTTTCCGCAATGCGGATTTCGATGGTGGTTCCCGCAATCAACTGATCGGGTAAGCCATGGCTAACGGCGAAAAGACCCTCCTCGCCTTCAACCGGGGAGTCATTTCCAAGCGCGGTCTGGCTCGACAGGACCTCGAGCGTATGGCCATGTCTGCCGAGAAGCAGACCAATTTCATCCCTCGAGTGCTCGGCTCGATGATGCTCCGACCGGGGCTGAAATACATCGACACGATGCAGGAGGATCTCCAGCTCGTCAGGCAGATGCCGTTTGTTTACGGCGTCGACGATACGGCCCTGTTCGAGTTCGGGTCCGGTGCCTACATGAAGATCCGGGTCGACGATGTTGTGGTCGCCCGAGTGGCTGTCGGCGCTCTCGTCACGGACGGCGGTTTCGACTTGGTGCTTCCCGGTGTTCCTGGGGTGAATGACTGGGTCGATGCCTCAGATCCGGGCGCGACGGCTACGTCCGGTCCTGCCAGCAGCCCTGTAGGCACTCTCAATCTCGATGGCACAGGCGACGATTACGCCATCGTCACGCAGCGGGTCGAGGTAACTGGTGGCGAGGAGCTGATCGAGCACTCGCTCGGAATCGGCATAACTACTGAGTTTATTCGCATTCGTGTCGGCACAACGCTCGGTGACGACGATCTGATCGCGGAGACTGAGCTCGGAAAGGGCGGTCACAACCTCGCCTTTATTCCGCAAAACACGCATTTCTTCATCGAGCTGTCCAACGATAGCAACTACAGGGCCGTTTGCACTGGCTGTCAGGTTACTGCTGCAGGCGAGCTCGTATTCAGCACTGGCTGGTCTGTTGAGGATCAGGTAGCTGCTGTGCGCTGGACTCAGTCCGGTGACGTAGTTTTCACGACCAACCGCAATACCAACATGAAGAAGATCGAGCGCCGCGATTACGTGGATCTCGGGACATCCTATCCGCGGTCATGGTCTCTCGTCGATTACGGCCCGGAGGACGGCCCGTTCCAGACTCTCAACGTATCGGC